GTTGGTGAAGTTAAAGAACTACCAATCAATGAATTAATAAAAGAGTTTCCGGGGTTAACTGAATCTGAAATAAAAGAAATATCAGATAAAGGAAGGGATCCTTTTTCTCACTCCCCACATAGGGATAAAAATAAAGTTCAAGTTTTATACTTTAACTATAAAACCCACGCTAATGATGTTTATAAATTAAAAAAGACAGGCACTGGAGGTGATAAAATAATACAAAAAGATGATACTTTTAATCCACCAGAGGGAAAAGAAGGAGATTTTAGTAAATTAGAAAGAGTAGTAGAATGTCTATTTGAAGGTGTTTATGTATTAGGTTCGCAGAAACTTTTAAGATGGAGAATGGCACCAAATATGATGAGAACTGAATCTGATTTTGCTAAGGTTAAAATGAATTATCAGATAGTTGCACCTAGAATGTATGAAGGTAGAATAGAATCTTTAGTTGGTAGAATAACTGGTTTTGCTGATATGATTCAGTTAACTCACTTGAAATTACAACAAGTGATGGCAAGAATGGTTCCAGATGGTGTTTATCTAGATGCTGACGGTTTAGCAGAGATAGATCTTGGTAATGGTACTAGTTATAACCCACAAGAAGCTTTAAATATGTTCTTCCAAACTGGTAGTGTTTTAGGTAGAAGTTTTACATCTGAAGGAGATCCTAATCCAGGTAAGATACCTATACAACAGATACAAAACGGAGCTGGTGGAAATAAAATGCAAAGTTTGATTACAACTTATAATTACTATTTACAAATGATTAGGGATGTAACTGGACTAAATGAAGCAAGAGATGCTAGCACTCCAGATAGAAACGCTTTAGTTGGTGTTCAGAAGTTAGCAGCTGCTAATTCAAACACAGCAACAAGACATATATTACAATCAATGTTGTTTTTAACAGCAGAGACAGCTGAATGTTTATCGCTGAGAATATCTGATATAGTAGAGTATTCCCCAACAAGAGATGCTTTTATAAGAGCAATTGGTGCTCACAATGTGGCTACATTGGAAGAGTTATCAGAGTTACATCTTTATGATTTTGGTATATTTATAGAGTTACTACCAGATGAAGAAGAGAAACAAAAGTTAGAAGAAAACATACAAGTTGCTATTGCTCAAAAAATGATAGACTTAGATGATGCTATTGATATTAGGGAGGTTAGAAACTTAAAGATGGCTAATCAACTATTAAAAATAAAAAGAAGAAAGAAGTTAGAGAGAGATCAAATAATGCAACAACAAAATATTCAAGCTCAATCTCAGGCTACTGCTGCGGCAGCACAAGAATCAGCTAAGATTGAAATGGAGAAAAATCAAGCAAAATCTGATCACGATATAAACTTAGAGAAAACAAAAAACTCATTAAAGGTTGATTACTTAAATAATGAAGCTAGAGTTAAAAAGGAATTAATGTTACTTGAATTTAATTTAAACTCAAAACTACAGAGAGAGGAAAGAGTTAATTCAAATAACTTAGAGACTATGAGAGAAGATAGAAAAGACAGTAGAATAGGTATGGAAGCTGATTACAAATCTAAACTTCAAGATCAAAAAGATGCTAATTCTCTTAAAAGTTTTGAATCATCAGGTAATGATATAGTTACAGGGGACGCGGGCGTAAGTGTTTAGTCCTTTAATATTTAATATTTTATAAAATTTTATTATGGCAGAAGAAACAAAAAACAAAAAAGACAAAGTAACAAAAGTTAATATGTCTTCCAGTAAAACAGAGAAGACTATAACTAAAGTTGATTTATCAAAACCACCTACTGACAAAAAAGAAGAGGTTAAAGAACAACCCGTAGAAGAAGTAGTGGTAGTTAATGAAGAACCTAAGGTAGAAAAAGAAGAGCAAGTTATTCAGGAAGTTACTAATGAGAAGGTTAGTAATGTTGAAGAAACTAAAGAAGAGGTTGAAGAAGCTATTGAAGAAGCTGTGGCGACTGGAAAACCCTTGCCAGAAAATATACAGAAAGTTGTAGATTTTATGGATGAAACCGGTGGAACTTTAAGTGATTACGTTAATTTAAATAAAGATTTATCTAAATTAGACGACTCTGAGGTTTTAGATGAGTACTATAGAGCAACTAAATCTCATTTATCACCGGAAGAAAGAAACTTTATATTAGAAGAGGAATTTAGTTATGACAACGAAGTTGACGATCCTAAAGATATAAAGAGAAAAAAAATAGCCCTCAAAGAGCAAGTTGCCGAGGCGCGAGCCCACTTAGACAGGCAAAAGTCTAAATACTATGAAGAAATTAAAGCTGGCTCAAGATTAACACCTGAAGCTAAAAAGGCTATGGATTTCTTTAATAGATACAATAAAGATCAAAAAGCGCAGAAGAAGTTATCTGAAAATAGCAAAAAAACATTTTTAAATAAAACTGAAAAAGTTTTCAATAAAGATTTCAAAGGTTTTGATTATCAAATTGGAGACAAGAAATTTAGGTTTAATGTTAAAGATGTTAATGATGTTAAAAACACTCAAAGCGATATAAATAATTTTATCAACAAATATGTTGATGAAGGTGGAACTACCATCAGTGATGTAGCTGGTTACCATAAATCACTATTTACCGCTATGAATGCTGACAGTGTAGCTAAGCATTTCTACGAACAAGGTAGAGCGGATGCTATAAAAACTCAAGTTGCTAAAGATAAAAACATTAATTTAGATCCACGTAA